ACATAATATTAATAATTAATCAAACAACAATCATGAAAAGAGTATTATTTTCTATGGTTTTATTGATGGCTGTTAGCTTCTCATTCGCTCAGATGAAGAATGTGAAAGAAGCAAAGAGTATGGCTAATGACGTAAAACCTAATTTTAAGCAGGCTGAACAGCTTATTAAGGAGGCTATGAAGAATCCTGAAACGAAGGATCTTGCTGACACATGGGACGTTGCTGGATTTATTCAGAGACGTATCAACGAGGAGCAAATGAAAAATGCTTTTTTGAAGAAACCGTATGATACATTGAAAGTATACAATAGTATTCTGAAAATGTATGAGTACTATAATAAGTGTGATGAATTAGCGGAAATACCTAATGAAAAGGGAAAAGTTAAAAACAAATATCGGAAGGCTAATGCTTCCAGTATGTTGGCTGAACGTCCTAATTTGATTAATGGTGGTATTCAGTATTTCAACCTGGACAAGAATAAAGAGGCTTTGAAGTTCTTTGCAACCTATGTAGAGTCAGCTTCTTATCCGATGTTAGCTGATAAAGAATTGGCTAAAAACGATACTCTTCTTCCGCAAATTGCTTATTATGCAACATTAGCTGCTGATAGAGTAGGCGATAAAGATGCGATCATTAAATATGCTCCTATGGCTTTATCCGATAAAGATGGAGGTAAATTTGCAATGCAATTGATGGCTGATGCTTATAAAGCTAAAGGTGATACTGCTGCATGGATTAAGTCTTTGGAAGAGGGTATCCTTAAGTTCCCTGGAAATGATTATTTCTTCGCTAATTTGGTTGATTATTATAATAGCTCTAATCAAGCTTCTAAAGCTATGGAGTTTGCTGATAGAATGTTAGCTAATGATCCGAATAACAAGTTGTATTTGTATGTAAAAGCATATCTTTATCATAATATGAAAGAATATGATAATGCAATCGAATACTACAAAAAAGCTATTGCTGCTGATCCGGAATATGCAGAAGCATACTCTAATGTAGGTTTGGTATATTTGATGAAAGCACAGGATTATGCTGATAAAGCAACAACAGATATCAATGATCCTAAGTACGCTGAAGCACAAGCTGTGGTTAAGAAATTCTACGAAGAAGCCCGATCAACAAGATTTATGGTTGCAAGGTCTTTACAGAGTTTACTATAACTTGAATATGGGACCTGAATTCGAAGAAATCGATAAGATGATGAAGTAAGATCGTTTTCTGAAAAAATATAAGAAGGCTATTAGAAATAGTAGTCTTCTTTTTTTTATTCAATAGTTTAAAGTAGTAATTGAAAAATCTTATATTTGATATGGACTTGAGTGGAACAGGTAAATTTCTTCATTTAAATAAAAATAGAAAAAGGAGTAAGGTCATTATATTACTCCTTTTTCTATTAAACATAATAAGTATTATTCCCTTCTTTGCAGTGCGATATTTAAAGACTGTTTAAGTTATTGGTCTAATTTTTAATTTATTTATCTGTTTAATATGAAAGTTCGTGAAAAATACAACATGAAAAAAGCTCTTGAAGCTAAAAGTGCTTGGGATTTTACTATCTTTATGGTTATGCGTTATGAAACTATAGACGGTTGTGTTTATCGTCTTAAGACTCCTCGTTTGATTCCTGTTCATCGGTTTACTCTCTTTGCTGCTACAGTTATTGAAGCTTCTAGGATTAAAAAGTCTATTAATGTTTTACCCCAATACGTTTGTACTATAAATAAAATTGATGAAAATGAAACTGACTTCTGACCAATGGAATCGCATTATTCAGGCGATTGTTACCGCTATTGTTACTATTTGTAACATTATTCTTGTGTCCTCGTGTGCTGTTACTATGTCTATGAGTATTCAGAAAAACAACTCTAGTTCTGCCCAACAGATAGAACAAAAATCTGAATCTCGTAATGATTCTACTATTTTGGATTTATCTCCTAACTTCTGATTATGGTACAAAATCCTTTTTGTAAGTGTCTCCATCCTAAACGTATAATGAATCCTTATACTAAGGAATCTATGGTTGTCCCCTGTGGACATTGTCAAGCCTGTACGCTTGCTAAAAATTCCCGTTATGCTTTCCAGTGTGATTTGGAATCTTATACCGCTAAACATACTTTGTTTGTAACTCTTACCTATGCGAATCGTTTTATTCCTCGTGCAATGTTCGTTGATTCTATCGAGCGTCCTTATGGTTGTGACCTTATAGATAAAGAAACTGGTGAAGTTTTAGGACCTGCTGACCTTACAGAGGATGAAAGAACTAATTTGCTTAATAAGTTCTATTTATTTGGTGATGTCCCCTATTTAAGAAAAACGGATTTACAATTATTTCTAAAACGTCTAAGATATTATGTCACTAAACAAAAACCCTCGGAAAAAGTGCGTTACTTTGCTGTCGGCGAATACGGACCTGTACACTTTCGCCCGCATTATCATCTCTTATTATTCCTCCAATCAGATGAAGCGTTACAGATATGTTCAGAGAATATATCTAAAGCATGGACCCTTGGTCGTGTCGATTGTCAAGTATCCAAAGGACAATGTTCTAACTACGTTGCGTCATACGTTAATAGTTCTTGCACTATACCCAAAGTTTTTAAAGCTGGTTCCGTCTGTCCGTTCAACGTTCATTCTCAAAAATTGGGTCAAAGCTTTCTTGACTGTCAACGTGAAAAAATATACTCGCTTACCCCTGAAGGCTTTATTAAGAGAAGCATCGTACTCAATGGAAAATATAAAGAATTTGACGTATGGCGGTCGTGTTACTCTTTTTTCTACCCACGATGTAAAGGATTTGCTATTAAATCTTCATGTGAACGTGCTTACTCTTACTCAATCTATGATACAGCGCGGTTATTATTCCCCGATGCTAAAACAGCGTTCTCGCTTGCGAAAGAAATAGCTATCTATATTTATTATTTTCATAATACTAAGGAAACTTATTTGCTTGACCTCTATGGTTATTGTTCTGACCAATCTAAATTGTATGAATTATCTCAATATTTCTATGATTCAGATGTATTGTTACATTCATTTAATTCTGATGAGTTCTCTCGCTATGTACATCGTATCTATACCGAATTGCTGATTTCTAAACACTTCCTTTATTTTGTTTGTACTCATAACACTTTAGCGGAGCGTAAATCTAAACAACGTTTAATTGAAGAATTTTATTCTCGCCTGGATTATATGCATTTGACTAAATTCTTTGAGGCTCAACAACTATTCTATGAAAGTGATTTAATCGGTGATGATGACCTTTGTACTGATAACTGGGATAATTCCTATTATCCTTACTTTTATAATAACGTTTATACTGACACTAATTTGTTTGAAAAAACTCCCGTCTATCGTTTATATAGCTCGGATGTTAAAAAGCTCTTTAATGACCGTATAAAGCATAAAAAACTTAATGATGCTAATAAGGTATTCTTTGAGTAATATCTAATTTTAACAATTTTAACTATGGCTAACATTATGTCTTTGAAGTCTCTCCGCAATAAGACTTCTCGAAATGGTTTTGACTTATCGTCTAAGCGTAATTTTACCGCTAAGCCAGGTGAATTATTACCTGTGAAATGTTGGGAAGTTCTTCCCGGTGATAAATGGTCTATTGACCTTAAATCTTTTACTCGTACTCAACCCCTTAACACTGCTGCGTTTGCTCGTATGCGTGAGTATTACGATTTCTACTTTGTTCCTTACAATTTGCTTTGGAATAAGGCTAATACTGTGCTTACACAAATGTATGACAATCCTCAACATGCTACTTCTTATATTCCGTCTGCTAATCAGGCGTTAGCTGGTGTTATGCCTAATGTTACATGTAAAGGTATTGCTGATTATCTGAATTTGGTTGCTCCCGATGTAACTACAACCAATAGCTATGAAAAAAACTATTTTGGTTATTCTCGGTCTCTTGGTACTGCTAAGCTTTTGGAGTATCTTGGTTATGGTAACTTTTATACTTATGCTACCTCTAAAAATAATACTTGGACTAAATCTCCTTTGTCTTCTAATTTGCAATTGAATCTCTACGGTGTGCTTGCTTATCAGAAAATTTATGCCGATCATATCCGTGATTCTCAATGGGAAAAGGTTTCCCCTTCTTGTTTTAATGTTGATTATATGTCTGGTACTGTTGATTCTGCTATGACTATCGATTCTATGATTACAGGACAGGGCTTTGCTCCTTTTTACAATATGTTTGATTTGCGTTACTGTAATTGGCAGAAAGATTTATTTCACGGTGTTCTTCCTCGTCAACAATACGGTGATACTGCTGCTGTTAATGTTAATCTTTCGAATGTGCTTTCCGCTCAATATATGGTTCAAACACCGGAAGGTGACCCTGTTGGAGGTTCTCCTTTTTCTTCTACAGGTGTTAGTTTACAGACTGTTAAAGGTTCCGGTACTTTTACCGTTCTTGCTCTTCGTCAAGCTGAATTCCTTCAAAAATGGAAAGAGATTACCCAATCAGGTAACAAGGATTATAAAGACCAGATTGAAAAACATTGGAATGTGTCTGTAGGTGAAGCTTATTCTGAAATGTCTTTGTATCTTGGTGGTACTACTGCTAGTCTTGATATTAATGAAGTGGTTAATAATAACATTACTGGTTCTAATGCTGCCGATATTGCTGGAAAAGGCGTTGTTGTTGGTAATGGTCGTATCTCGTTCGATGCTGGCGAGCGTTATGGCTTGATTATGTGTATTTATCATAGTCTCCCGTTGTTGGATTATACTACTGATTTGGTAAATCCTGCGTTTACAAAGATTAATTCTACGGATTTTGCTATTCCTGAATTTGACCGTGTTGGTATGGAGTCCGTTCCTTTGGTATCTTTAATGAATCCTTTGCGGAGTTCTTATAATGTCGGTTCTTCGATATTAGGATATGCTCCTAGGTATATATCATATAAGACCGATGTCGATTCCTCTGTTGGTGCATTTAAAACAACCCTTAAATCTTGGGTTATGTCTTATGATAATCAATCTGTTATTAATCAGTTGAATTATAGGGATGATCCTAATAACTCGCCTGGCACTCTTGTCAATTATACGAATTTCAAGGTTAATCCGAATTGTGTTGATCCTTTGTTTGCTGTTGCTGCTAGCAGTAGTATTGATACAGATCAGTTCCTTTGTAGTTCGTTCTTTGATGTGAAGGTAGTCCGTAATCTTGATACGGATGGCTTGCCTTACTAGTCCTTTATTGTTTAATTTTTAAATTATATTGTTATGTGGCAAAAAAGAAGAATTGAACCTTATGTAACTCCGGTTCGTGAAAATATAGTTGGTTCTAAGGAAATGCAATGTAGTGAGTTTCGTGAAGAGTCTCCTGTAGACCAATTTTTGTTTCAAGATGTTTCTGTTGATGGTGATACTAGTATCCGTCTGTCTTCTGATATTTATATGTTGTTTAATCAACAACGATTAGACAAACTTAGTCAAACTTCTTTGCTTGAATACTTTAATAACATTTCTGTGACTGAACCTCGATTTAATGAGCTTCGTTCTAAGCTTGGAGATGAGCAACTTATTTCCTTTGTTAAGTCACGGTTTATTCAAAGTAAATCCGAATTAATGGCTTGGAGTAATTATCTTATGAGCTCTACTGATGAGCAAATAGCTGCTTTGGCTTCTGCTCAATCTCAACAAACTCAACAGAGTGTTCAACCTGTTGAATCTGTTTCAACGGAGTAATAATAAAATATTTGAGATTAACGGTATAAAATCGTACAAAATTAGTCTCAAATTATCCAAATTAACCTTGTTTAACGTGCGTGCACGTGTTTTTCTTTTCTTTACACGTGCGTGCGCGATAAATCTAATTTCGCACAGAGTGCGGAATTATCAAATAAGGTTTGACCCACGCAAATGGGTTTAAGGGAGATGTTCTCCCTTGGGGGGTCCCCTTCTAGGGGGTGCTCCGGTTAGTTTAACCTAAACCCTTAAAGTCGGTAGACGCCTATGAAAAAATCAATGCAAATTTTCTCGCCGAAGGCAACTTGGATGCAACGTCACGTTGCCGCCTGTCCGGCGTTAGGACAAAAAAAGTTTAACTAAATATGTATATTTATGGCTAGAGCTGCTTTTTTTGGTATTGGTTCCGCTATTGCAAGTGCTGCCATTTCTAGTGCTGCTAGTGCTGGAACTGGTGTTGCTACTACGAATGCTTCCAATGCTGCTAATAAGGATATTGCTCAAATGAATAATGAGTTTAATGAGCGAATGTTACAAAAACAAATGGATTATAATACATTGGCTTATGACCAACAGGTTTCTGACCAATGGAGCTTTTATAATGATGCCAAGCAAAATGCTTGGGATATGTTTAATGCTACTAATGAGTATAATTCTGCCTCTGCCCAACGTGAACGTTATGAAGCTGCAGGACTGAACCCGTATGTGATGATGAATGCAGGAAGTGCTGGTACTGCTGCTTCTACGTCTGCTACTTCTGCTGCAGCTCCGACTAAGCAAGGTATTACACCTCCTACTGCTTCTCCTTACTCTGCTGACTATTCCGGAATTATGCAAGGACTTGGACAAGCTATTGATCAATTGTCATCTATTCCGGATAAAGCTAAGACTATTGCCGAAACTGGTAATTTGAAGATTGAAGGCAAATATAAGGCTGCTGAAGCTATTGCTAGGATAGCTAATATTAAGGCTGATACTCATTCTAAAAAAGAACAGGTTGCACTTAATAAACTTATGTATTCTATACAGAAAGACCTTGCGTCCTCTACTATGGCAGTCAATTCGCAGAATATTGCTAATATGCGTGCTGAAGAAAAGTTCAAGAATATTCAAACTTTGATTGCTGATAAGCAACTTTCGTTTATGGACGCTACTCAAAAAATGGAACTTGCTGAAAAGGCTGCTAATATTCAGTTGAAATTAGCTCAAGGCGCATTAACTCGTAATCAGGCTGCGCATGAGATTAAGAAAATTGCTGAAACTGAAGCTCGTACTACTTTGATTGGTGAACAAACTTCGTTAACTATTGAACAAAATACAGGTCAACAGTTGCAAAATCAGGCTCAACGTCAACAAAATCGTTTTGATGCTGATACGTATGATGTTCGTGTTAAGACTTTGGAAGAATCTCTTTTTAATATAGTGTTTGAAACTGATAAATTGGGTGCTGTTAAAACAGTTGGTAAAGGTATCCGTGCTGTTGGTTCTGTTGCTAAAGATATTTATGATTATTTTAAATAATTGCGTATATTTGTGGTTGTTTAATTAAATGTATCTTTATGGATTATTGTATGCTTATTGCTTTTCCTATTGTGTTCTATATTTACTATAGAATATATAAATTTATTCGTTCTTTGTTTAAGTGAAACCTACGTCATTTTCCCGAAGGGTAGCCGATTAATCCGCTCGGCTATCCTTTTTTCTTGTCCTATTATACGAAAAATGACAGTATAAAAATATTTACATTTATGACTGTGTATCTATCTGGTTGTCCTATCCCCTTTCATGACCTTATTGAAGTGTTTGATTATTTATGTAATTTATCGGTTACTTATTTGTACCAATATCAATTTGCTGATATTATTGTTAACGGTGTACCTCGTATGTATATCATAATTCTATATGTTAATAATGTTTATAAAATAAGGTATGTTTGCTATCATTAACTTCTATTAGTTCTTCATAATAAGTATTATTCCCTAATCTTGGATGCTCATTTTTTGCCTGATTTGATCAGCTAGCTGTTAATAACAAGCAATGGTGTATCTGAATGAAAAATCATCTTTCTGGCAATACTTGGATTAAATAATCGAGCAAATATATTCCTTTTGTAAGAAGTCAAAGTGATTATATCTATATGATTATCTTTGATATACTGATCAAGTCCTTTTAATAAATTATCATTCATCACTACGTCATAATGAATTTCAAGCCCCGGATATTGCTTGTGAAAATATTCTTTTATACCTGCTAGTTTTATTTCATTCCAGGTATCTTTAGAATCTGTAAGGTGTATCAAAGATACAGAAAAATGGAATGATTTCCAAGTATTAAAGAATGCCTCGAAAGCAATTAGATCTCTTTGATCAAAATTGGTAATAA